CTATGTCTCGTAAAGAAGGTGAAGTAACTCCTGAAGGCTACAGGCCTATTACTAACCCCCAATTACTTCCACAACTACGTGGCTACTCTTTTGATCCTAAGCTTGCTGAAGTCTTTGAAGACTACCTTAAGCCTCAAGTGGCTCGTGGAATGCCTGCCAGGGTCTTAGAAGGTGCTTCAGGACTTGCAGTTAAGTCTTTCATGCTTAACCCTATTCCTCACATCGGAAACGAAGTAGCCCACTATTTCGTAGGACGTGGTCTCTTCTCAGGTTGGGTAAACCCTAAAGGCCTAGCTCAACTTGCTAACATGCCTGAATCTTTCAAGTCTGTATTAGAACAAGATAAGTTCCAGATTGAGATGGCTAAGAACGGTGCTTCCTTAATGTCTATGCGTTTACGTAATGATAACTGGATGGCTAAGATGTTTAGAGAAGAGCTTAAGATTGCTGATAAGAACGGCAGTATTAAAGAATTAGCTATCTCTATTGGTATGAAGCCTATTGACTTGTTTAACAAGATCTCTGAGAAGTCTAACACAGTAATGTGGACTACTCGTGATGCTTTGTATACCAGTATGATTAAAGAACGTATGGAACGTTTTGGTGAAGACATGCCTGCTGCTATACAGCACGTAGAGAAATTCATGCCTAACTACCGTATACCTTCTCGTGTTGGTATGGATAACATTGCAGGACGTGCAGCCAGTGCTTTGATGCAAGATAAGGCCTTAACAGTGTTTAGCCGTTACCACTATGGTATGGTACGAGCTATTGCAGAGTCTGTAAAAGACTTAGGTAAACAAGGTAAACGTTTAGAAGGATTAGACCACATGGCAGCCTATGCTGCAGGTCTATTTATCATTTATCCTTTAATTGATAAAATGTATCAAGCAGTGTTTGGTGATGATGTCAAAGCCAGACGTGCAGGTGGTTACCACTTATTGTCTGCTTTAGGTTCTGTAGCTGCTGGTGAGAAAAGACCTGAAGCTGTTGCTTCTAGTTTAATTACTCCTTCTCCTGGTTTATCTACTGGTATCAGTTTAGCTACTGGTAAAGACTGGTACACAGGTAAAGAAATTAGAACTCAAGGCGATACGTTGTATAATCAAGCCAAGGACACTGCTAAGTATTACTTAGGTAAACAGTTGCCGATGGGAGGCGTTGCAGATGTTGCTCAAGGTAAAAAACCTTTAAGCAAGTTTGCTTTAGCCCAGTTAGACATTGAGCAAGAAACTCCTGCTGATAAAAAGCGTAAAGAACTTGCTAAAAAGATTCAAGCTCGTAAACTCAAAGCTCGTCAAAAGTTACGTAGAAAAGAAGAAGAATGAAAATACTAATTATTGATCCATCAGGTTGTGGTTGTGGTTTGTCTTTTGGTCTTCGTAGTATGGAAGCAGGCCATGAAGTTAAGTTTTTCCTTCGTCATAACAAAGATGGTTCTCGTCCTGAAGTAGGGGATGGTGGTCTTATTAAGCGAGTTAGTAACTGGCAAGATCACATGAACTGGGCAGACCTTATCTTTGTTACAGATAACATTTTCTACATTCATGCACTAGAGCGTTATCGTGATCAAGGATATCCTATCTTCGGTGCTAACTTAGCAGGTACTCGTTGGGAACAAGAACGTGACTATGGAGAGATTATTCTCAACAAAGCAGGCGTTAAAACTATTCCTAGTCAGACCTTTGATAACTATGATGATGCTATTGCTTATGTAAAAGAGAATCCACGTAGGTTTGTATCTAAGCCTATTGGTGATGGCGATAAGACATTATCTTATGTAGCTAAGTCTGCTGCTGATATGCTTTACATGCTTGGATACTGGAAGAAAAAGAACTCCTTTAAGGGTAAGTTTATTCTTCAAGAGTTTCGTCCTGGCATTGAGTTTGGTGTAGGTGGTTGGTTTGGTGCAGGAGGCTTCTCTAAGAACTTCTGTGAGTCTTGGGAACACAAGAAGCTTATGGACGGTGAACTAGGTGTTACTACTGGTGAGCAAGGTACTATTGTTCGCTATACACAAGAGTCTAAACTAGCTGATCAGATGTTAAAGCCTTTGGAAGACATGCTTCACGGTATTGGATACACTGGTTACATTGATGTTAATTGCATTGTGGATGATAAAGGACAAGCATGGCCTTTAGAGTTTACTACACGTCCAGGCTGGCCTTTGTTTAACATCCAAATGTCTTTGCACAAGGGTGATCCTGCTCAGTGGATGCTAGACATGATTCATGGTGAAGATACTCTTAAGGTATCTAATAAGATTGCTTGTGGTGTAGTGGTTACTATTCCTGACTATCCTTACAGTCGTTTAACCAAGAAGGAAAACTCTGGTTATCCTATCTGGGGATTGACAATGGAAGATGCAGTCAATGATGTTCACCTTTGTGAAGTACAGTGGGGCAAAGGCCCTGCAATGATTGAGGGTAATCTTAAAGAGAATATCCCTATGTTTGTTACAGCAGGTGACTATGTATGCACCGTTGTAGGACTTGGTGATTCTATTGAGGCTTCTCGTGAGTCTGTATACGGTAAGATTAAAAAGAAGATTGAGATTCCTAATTCTATTGCTTATCGTACTGACATTGGTGAGAAGGTACAAAAGTGTTTAGATGATCTACAAAGTTGTGGATATGCTGAAGGAGTAGAACATGGACTTTAGTTCTTTAATGAATAGTTTAATGCAGCCTACTGCTACTGCTCGTCCTGAGATGGCTGGCTATACTCCTGGAGACTCTACAGAGCCTACCCCAGAGCCTACTAAAAATCTATTACAACAGGCTCAGGATATGTATCCTCGTCTAAAAGGTTTAGATTATGGTTATAAAGAGTCTCCACAAACAGAGGGTGATAAACGTCAGTTAGAACACTGGACTGCAGGTGAACCTGGTGATGATAAGTATCCAAGACCTTCAGATTTACCTTTAGACAAGCATAGCATTGAAGTGTTTAATAAAGATATTAAACCTTCTGATGTAGCTGGTGATATTGTTTCTCATCATTTAGTTAATGAAGATCCTACACTAAAAAAGATTAATAAAGAGTTTGAATCTACTCTATCTTCTCCTACAGGAAAAACTGCTTTGCGTGAACTATATGCAGAAGCATTAAGCGAAGGAGAAGAACGTCCCTACAAACAATGGTTAGATCAAACAGGTAAGGCCCAATATTTACGTGGGTATGCTTTTGATCAGTTTCCAAAAAAGTCTCAAGATAAATTTTATTCTAAACAACAAAAAAAGATTTTAGATAAAATGAAATCTTATTTGAAAGAAGAAGAATAATGGGTGTTAATAATTTACCTCCAATACCACAAGACCCTATCGAGGAGAATGCTCGTTGGAGAAACTGGTTCTTAAACTTAGGTAGTTACATTCAACAGACCCAAGTAGGCGGTGTAGTTCTTTCTATTCTACAAGGCGGTACAGGTGCTAATAGTGCTGCAGGTGCTAGGAGTAATCTTGGTCTTGGTACTATGGCTACAGAGAATAATAACAACGTAGCTATTACAGGCGGTACTATATCTAACGTAGCTATTACAGGTTCTACGGTTCCTTATAGCAACGTTACAGGAACAGGCGGTATCACTATAACAATTACTACTGCTAAATTAACTACATTAGGTAGTAACGGTAGTATGACTTTTACTAACGGTATTTTAACTGCCTCAACACAAGCAACTTAAAGGAACTAACATGCCTCTTAAAAAAGGATCTTCACAGAAGACTGTGTCTTCTAATATTCGTACTGAGATGAAGCACGGCAAAGGACAAAAGCAGGCTATCGCTATTGCTCTTTCTAAAGCTGGCAAGTCTAAGAAGAAAAAGAAATGATGACTTATGCCCGACAACTTTGGTATCAACGAAGGAGTGAAAACTCTAAGTAGTAGTTTTGATGCAACTAGAGAGAGCACTAAACAGTTAACCAAAAGTATAGAGAGCATTAAACACGATGCTGTAGATGTAGCAAAACAGATGGCAGCAGAGAAGCGTAAAGCTTTAATAGTACAACCTGACCACACAGTATCAAGAGCGTATAAAGAATTCTTATTACTCGAAGAAGTAAAGAAGTTAGAATTAAGAATGAAAGCCGAGGTCATCAATAAGTATGGCCCTAAAGCATGGGATGACATTCAAGCTATCAAGACTCGAATGCTCAAAGAAGAAGTAAAAATCAAAGAAGAATATGGACATGATTTAAAGGACGTAAAACGTGTACAACTATACTGTTTTATTGTCGCTGCTTTCATTGCCTATTATTTAACTTGGGGATATAAATGAACGATATATTTAAACACATACTTACTGGAAAAGACAACCAAACTCACGACATTGCTAAATGGGCATGGATGTTAGGTTTCTTACTTGTTGGTTGCTCTGCAATCTATTTAATCTATACAGGTAAAGAGATTAGCCTTACTGAACTTGCAGGTGCTTTAGGCATCGTATCAGGCTCAGGAGCAGCTTCTGTAGCTGGTAAACAAGTGGCTGGTGCAGAACCAGATCCTAAATAATGTTTAAGAACTTACTCAGCAGTTTATTTAGTCTTGCTACTAGTGGCTCCTCTACGTACATCTATGCAGCAATCGCTGTAGGTGCTTTTACGTTTGGTGCTTACTCAGGCTATGCCATTACAGACAATCATTATAAAGCAGCACTAGCAGAAGTAAATCAAAAAGCTTTTGAACACACAGAACAAGTAGTACAACAACAAGCAGTAATATCCCAAAACACTCAGAAAGAGAAAGATGAACTACAGACTCGCTACGATAGCGTTGTTGGTATGCTTAGAGGGGTGCACAACTCCAGTCTACAAACAAACTCCAATACCTCCTTTGGAATATCAAGTAAAGGACTCCGACTACTTGAACCAGATGCAGAAGTTCTTGTCGGGTTTGCAAGACAATGCGAGTCCACAGAAATAGAACGTAATGATGTTATACGAAAGTATAACTCTTTAATGGTGAAATAATGACTGAAGCACAATTAACAGCATTAGGTATTGACTCTAAATGGCTATCGCCTTTAAATAATACTTTTAATGAATTTTATATCAACACTCCTAAGCGTCAAGCTGCCTTCTTAGGACAGTGTGGACATGAGTCTAATTCCTTTAGAACCGTTGAAGAGAATTTAAATTATAGAGCAGCAGCTTTACAGGCTACTTGGCCTAGTAGATTTGATGCTGCTAAGGCTCTAGAGTGTGAACATAAGCCTGAGATGATTGCTAACATCGCTTATGGTAATCGTATGGGTAATACAGAGCCTGGTGACGGATGGAAGTACCATGGTCGTGGTTTAATTCAACTTACTGGTAAAGATAACTATGTACATTTTAATAGGGATACTGGTGTGGATTGTGTCGCTACTCCTGATTTATTATGTCTTCCAGAATATGCAGCGTTAAGTGCTGGATGGTTTTGGTCTACACATAATCTTAATGCACTAGCTGATACAAGTCAGATAGAAGCAATTACCAAGAAAATCAATGGTGGTACGATAGGACTAGATGACCGTACTGCTCGGTGCAACAAAGCCTTACAAGTTCTAACAAGTTAAGACGGCACGAGGGCATCAAGAACCTAGTGATTTTCCGTCTTTCTATCTAGG